AGCTCCTACAGAAGAAATTAAACTGCTACCAGACCTAGAACCTACCAAGGTCGTAGAAGAAGCTACAAAGGATGTGCCTATACCGAAGGTTGAAGAGTTTAAACCGTTATCACTAGATGAGCAGATGTACCCAGGTACTATGTTTGATAACAAGGCTATTGAAGGAGCATCATCTGATTTAGTAAACAAAGGATTAACATCAAAGGCCGCTAAGTTTGTAAATACAAGCAAGAAACTACCCAATCAAGGTAAAGCACAATCGTTTATAAACGCAATTAAGAAAGGTGGAGTGCCAGAAGGTGAAATGAGATTGCTCAACTTAATTGATGAAACAGGTGAAATACATCCTAAATTAATGAGTGAGCTTGAGATAAGGAATCCTCAAGGCAAGATTACCCGACAAAGATTAGCTAACTATATTAAATCCAATCAGCAAGGTGCGTTAAGTAGAAGACGTCTAAATGAAAACCAATTTGCAGGGCGTGTAGACACACCTGGTGCTTTTGGCATAAAAGAAAACACTTATCACGTAAGAGGTACAGATAGAAAAGGCAGGTTTGATCATTACAGTAATATTGATGAACATAAAGATAATTTTGTTTTTGACAGTATTGCTGATTTAGATTTAAGAGTTGCTGCTGATAATATTAATTTAGATTCTATAGATAAAGTAAGAGGGTTTGTAGGTGGCAACAGTTTGTTGAACATATCAAGAATCCAATCTGATTACGCAGAAGAACTTGGTGAGTTAGCTTCAAGAAATAAAAATGACCAAGTTGATCAGATTCGCATGTCTGATGAATACAAAAATATTTCTGACGAAATATCAGATGGCACAAACTTAGATGAATACAATTTTACCATATCAGCAATAGAAGCAACCGTCAGACAGGCTCCAGATTTATCTCCGTCTAAACTTAAAGATAAGTTATTTAAAGATATGTTAAATGACAAAACTCCTGTAGGTAAATTATATAAAGAAACGGTAGATGAAAATGATGATTTTGCAGATGTAGATATTGGAAGTCTTATAAAACCTGAATACTTTGAAAGACTAATACCTGTCGTTAAAAAAGCACAAGCAGACTTTCCAATAACACCTTACGTAGATTCTAAAAAAGTAGCTGCTTTAAAGAAAGATCTTGATACATACAATCAAAACGTACCTAAAATAAATAAGCTAGCTAGAGAAAAGTTTGAAGTACAAAATAAACTCAAAGCAACTGGATTAACGCCTGGATCCCCATCTTATTTAAGTATGGAACCTAGAATACAAAATCAACTAGAAGAAATAGATAAACAAATATCAGATATATTTCCTGAAGGCATATTCAATAAATTTGATGGATATACTTTAAGCAAAACAGATCTAGAAGAAGCTACAGGTAGACCGTTTACTGAATCACTTGATAAAAGTATAGATGAAATATTTTATGACCTAGAACGTCTAAGAGGCGGAGATACAGGACCCATAAGACAAAAGTATGGGCCAGGAACCCCTGAAGAGAGAGCTTTGAAATACTTTAATGAAATGGTTAACAATAACGACCAAACTTTTAATCTTGGTAATGGATTATTCTTACTTAAAAAAGCTACTAAAATTAATCCTGACTTACTTAAAGGGTATGCGATAGACCCATATGCTAAAAGAGCAAGAAGTGATGTTACTAAGTTCCCTATAAGATCTAACTTTTTAAGAGCAGTAACTGAAGGCAAAGATGGTATGTACCTTGATTCAGCTCCAAAAAGGCTTGGAAAAGAGGGGGGTAGTCAATATGAAATATTGCAAACTACCTATAAAGAAGCTGAAAACGAAATAGCTAAAATTATTAGAGAGTTAGGTGAAGATCCTAAAAAGTACGTTAGAAAGTTTGATGATGTAGACGCTGATCTTGATGGTACTTACGTTAAGATTGATCAACAAATAAGAGATCTAGTGAAAGACAAAGGTGTAGATGCATTTAAAGATGGTGGTCCTGTCAGTATAGAAAATATGTTAGCTGCTTTATGAACCTAGCCCACCTTTCCGATCAGGAGATCAAAGAAACCTTAGTTTTGAAGGAACGTTTAGAACTACTTAAAAAACAAAGTGGTTGCCAAGAAACATTCTTAGACTTTATTAATCATATGTGGCCCGAGTTTATTTGTGGTCGTCATCATAAGATATTTGCACAAAAGCTAGAGGACGTTGCTAATGGTAAGTGCAACAGGCTTATCATCAATATGCCGCCGAGACATACAAAGTCTGAGTTCTGTTCTACCTACTTCCCTGCTTGGATTATGGGTAAACAGCCAAAGCGTAAGATTATGCAAACAACGCATACCGGAGAGTTGGCTGTACGATTTGGTCGTAAGGTTCGTAACATGATGGATACGGACGAATACAGGCAGATATTTCCAAAGGTTAATTTACAGGCAGACTCTAAATCAGCTGGTCGTTGGGAAACTGACAAAGGTGGCGAATACTTTGCCGCAGGTGTCGGAGGAGCGATTACGGGTCGTGGTGCGGATCTGTTAATTATTGACGATCCACATTCAGAGCAAGATGCTCTTAGCCCTACTGCTATGGAGGCATGTTGGGAATGGTACACCTCTGGACCTAGACAACGTTTGCAACCAGGTGGAGCTATCATACTGGTAATGACACGTTGGAGTTCTATAGATCTAACCGCAAAGTTATTAGACTCTCAGAAAGAACTATCGGCTGACCAATGGGAAGTAGTGGAGTTCCCTGCTATATTCCCAGAAACAAATAACGCTTTGTGGCCTGAGTTCTGGTCTATGGATGAACTAGAAAAGGTAAAAGCATCTTTGCCGGTTCAGAAGTGGAATGCACAATGGATGCAGACTCCTACATCTGAAGAAGGATCTATTGTTAAAAGAGAGTGGTGGAAAACTTGGGAAAGTGAAGTTTTACCGCCAGTTAGTTATATCATTCAAAGTTATGATACTGCATTTAGTAAGAAAGAAAATGCAGACTATTCTGCTATTTCAACGTGGGGTGTGTTCAAGCCTACGCCTGACTCACCTGATTGCATAATACTATTGGATGCACAAAAGGATCGTTGGGACTTCCCAGAACTGAAACGTGTGGCATACGAAGAATACCAGTACTGGGAACCTGATATGGTTCTGATAGAAGCCAAGGCATCTGGAACACCCTTGACACATGAACTTAGAAGATTGGGTATACCTGTAGTTAATTACTCTCCAACCAGGGGACACGATAAATCTACTAGGATGCACTCGGTTGCACCTATCTTTGAGTCTGGTTTGGTATATGCACCTGAAAGAAAGTTTGCAGATGAGATGATAGAAGAGTGTGCCTCTTTTCCTTTTGGTAAAAATGATGACCTATGTGATACTATGACGCAAGCTCTGATGAGATTTAGGGAGGGTGGTTTAGTTTCCCTTGATGATGATTACTCAGATAAAGAGAAAGCACCAGTAAGGAGAGTATACTACTAAGACTATGGCAATAGAAAAAGACATAAACCCAACAGTACTTAACGAACAGAATCAAGTGCCGCTTGGTCAAGAAGACATGAGTGTTGCTATAGAGGCAATAAAAGACAGAGGTACAGAGGGGTTCCAAATGCAAGAGGATGGTAGTGCTATTCTCGAAGCTTCTATAGTTGAAGAAATAGATACAGATTTTGACAGCAATCTAGCCGAAGTTTTAGATCCTCAAGAATTACGAAATATTGCCAATGAATTGATTGCTGGTATAGAGAAAGATAAAGCCTCGAGAGATGATTGGGAAAAAACATATAAAGACGGTTTAGAGTATCTTGGTATGCGCTTTGATGAGGAAAGATCAGAGCCTTTTGTTGGTGCTAGTGGTGTTATTCACCCTTTATTAGGTGAAGCTGTAACGACCTTCCAGGCACAAGCTTATAAAGAATTGTTACCAGCAGGCGGCCCTGTTAAAACACAAGTTATAGGTGCATATGACTCATTAGCTGAAGAGCAAGCCCAAAGGGTAAAAGAGTTCATGAACTATCAAATTACTCATGTTATGGAGGAGTTTGATGAAGAGTTAGATCAAATGCTTTTCTACCTGCCTTTAGCAGGATCTGCATTTAAAAAAGTTTATTATGATGAAAGTCTTGGTAGGGCCGTATCAAAGTTTGTAGCGCCCGAAGATCTAATAGTTCCCTACTACACTACCGATCTTGAAACATGTAACAGAATCACAAATGTTATCAAGATTTCAGAAAATGAAGTTAGAAAACTACAGTCTGTAGGATTTTACAAAAAGATAGATATAAGTAGTGGTGATAGTGCTGATGAATATAGCGGCGTAAAAGAAGAAATAGACAAGCTATCTGGTATGGAGCCTTCATATGATGATGGCGAAGTATCTCTACTATACGAAGTACATTGTAATCTAGATCTAGACGGCTTTGAGGATACAGACGATGAGGGTCGTCTTACTGGTGTAAAATTACCGTATATAGTCACTATTGATGCTAACTCAAACGATATACTTTCTGTTAGAAGAAACTACAGAGAAGATGATCCTCTTAAAACTAAAATAGAATACTTTGTCCATTTTAAGTTTTTACCTGGTCTAGGGTTCTATGGCTTTGGTCTAACTCATATGATCGGCGGTTTATCCAAAGCATCAACCTCAATAATGCGTCAGCTGATTGATGCAGGAACTTTGGCTAACTTGCCTGCTGGTTTTAAAACTAGAGGTATTAGTCC